AAAAGCTTTGGAAAAAAGGAAAGATGACTTATGGTGGGTGGTGTGAGAAGAACGGCTATCTCTATTGTAAAGGAGTAGAAGGGATACCAGAAGACTGGCTGCAATGAGTAAACTATCTGATAGATATCAAACTATAAAAGATGATAGACAATCTTCTACACCAGAAACTTTTTTATTTATTTCTGTTCTTCTTCAAGCCTTACTTGATGCAATAACAGAAGAAAGTTCTGATTTGGAACAAAGAAAATCTTTGGATAGGGAAAGAGCATTAGCTTGGTTTTATGCAAGTATAGGGGTTACAGCTTCTGACTTTGAAGATGTATGTGACCTAGCAAACATTGATCCTATTCAAATGAAAAGTTTTGCTATTGATGTTATAAACTCAGATAATAAAAAGGAGATGAGAGATAAAATTAATTTACTTTTCTCTCAAAGAATGCAACAATAATTTAGAGGAAGGCACAGCAATGGAACCACTAGATAAACAAGTTGGAGGGGAACATTATAAGAGTTGTAAGATACAACCAGTAGAATATATCTATGCAAATGATCTTGACTATTTTGAAGGTAATGTGATAAAATATATAACCCGTCACAGAATGAAAGGGGATGGCGCTACAGACATTAAAAAGGTTATACACTATGCTGAACTAATTCTGCAATTAGCTTACAATGACAAGGTAGAGAGGGACACAGATGTTTAAATCAAATAAGAATCCACAATTCAGATCTAAATTTTCTGAAGATATATTCAATACAAAATATTATCATGTAGGTGCTGAGACTATGCACGAGTTAGCAGAAACTTTGGTTGAAGATGTTTGTAGAGATAAGATGACTCCTTCTGAAAAAGAAGAACTTACAAATCATATATCAGAATTAAGATTTCTACCAGGAGGTAGATACTTATATTATGCAGGGAGAGAAAAGAAGTTTTTCAATAATTGTTATCTGTTAAAATGTGAAGAGGATACCAGAGAAGACTGGGCTAACCTTTCTTGGAAGGCTGAGTCTTGTCTTATGACTGGGGGTGGGATAGGCTCAGATTATTCTGTGTATAGAGCAGAAGGAAAAACTCTTTCAGGAACAGGTGGTATTGCTTCTGGCCCCATACCAAAAATTCAAATGATAAATGAAATTGGTAGAAGGGTAATGCAAGGAGGTAGTAGGAGATCAGCTATCTATGCAAGTCTAAATTGGAAGCATGAAGATATATTTAAATTCCTTTCCTCTAAGAATTGGAAAGATATGCCAGTTGGGACAACAGGACAAACCTTATTTGATATTAAACAAGACGACTTTAATTTTCCTGCACCACTGGACATGACAAATGTAAGTGTTAATTATGATACAGAATGGTTGCTAAACTTTTGGAAAACAGGAGAGGTAGGAGATGTCTTTCGGACTAATGTACGTCAAGCTTTATCAACTGCGGAGCCAGGATTCAGTTTCAACTTCTTTGATAAAGAAAACGAAACCTTACGAAATGCTTGTACAGAAGTTACATCAGAAGATGATTCCGATGTCTGCAATTTGGGAAGTCTTAATTTTGCTAGGATCTCTGACATTAATCAACTTAGAGAAGTTGTCGGGCTGGCTACAAAGTTTCTTCTTTGTGGAACCCTGAGAGCACAGCTACCTTATGACAAAATTTACTTGATCAGAGAAAAGAATAGGCGACTTGGATTAGGATTGATGGGTCTACATGAGTGGCTTATTCAGAGGAACAGTAGGTATGAAACTACAGAAGAGATGCACCGTTGGCTGAAAGTTTATGAGGCAGAGTCTGATAGTGTTTCAGATTCCTTTGCTGATGAGTTAGGAATTTCAAGACCTGTAGCTAAGAGAGCAGTAGCTCCTACAGGTACAATAGGAATCATTGCTGGTACATCTACAGGAGTAGAGCCTATCTTTGCTGTCTCTTATAAGAGAAGATATTTGAAGAATAGAAGATGGCATTATCAGTATGTGGTGGACAGCGCCGCTCAAGAAATGATTGATTTATATGGGGCTGATCCAGATAATATTGAATCAGCTATAAACTTATCTACAGATTATGAGAGAAGGTTATCTTTCCAAGCTAATATACAAGAATATGTAGACATGAGTATATCAAGCACAATCAACCTACCCCCGTGGGGAACAAAAGAAAATAATGAGGATCTCGTAGACCCATTCTCTCAGACTTTAGCAAGGTATGCCCACAGATTAAGAGGCTTTACCTGTTTCCCTGATGGCAGTAGAGGTGGACAACCTCTCACAATTGTACCTTACAAGGAAGCTGTAGATAAGCTGGGTGAAGAGTTTGAAGATAATATACAAGCCCACGACATTTGTGATATTACAGGATCAGGAGGAGTTTGTGGAGCTTAGATACTCTCGTAGCTCAATTGGACAGAGCAACAGATTTCTAATCTGTAGGTTGTGGGTTCGAGTCCCGCCGAGAGTGCCAAGATTTTTCTTGACAAAAGATATAAATTATGAGATAATATACTGATGAAAGATTTTAAATTTACACCAGTAGAATCCCAAGTTATAGATGTTTTCTGGTCACAGTTGGCTCCTCTCTTTCAACAAATTATTGATAGAGAGGGAATGGGCAGGGAAACACTAGACTCTTTGAAAGAGAAAATTAAAGGAGGATATTTACAGGTATGGATAGGATGGGAGGATTCTGTTAATGATATCGTTGCTACATATTGCACACAAATTATTGAATATCCAACGAAACGTCAGTGCCAATGGGGCTATATGGCGGCAAAGAATAATGACATGGTTAAGTGGGAAGAAGCAATGATAGCTTCTTTAGTACACTATACCATAGAAACTAAGTGTGATGGTATAGAATTTTTTAGTTCAAGAAAGGGATGGAAAAAGATATTTGCAAAATATAAAATAAATATAGAGCCAATTGGAACTCTCTACGAGACAAAGATTAATGTATAGTCTCCCTACTATTTATGTTGGATATGATAGAAGAGATGGAGAAGCATATAAAGTATTAGTAGAATCTATCTTAGATAGAACATCTCACCCAGTTAATATTATTCCTATATACCAAGAAGAAATGCGTAGGATAGGATTCTACAGAAGAACACATAGAATAGGCAAAGACTTAGTATCTATTGATACACTAGATAAAAAGCCTTTCTCAACTGCGTTTAGTTTTACCCGCTTCTTAGTTCCCTTTTTAAACAGACATCAAGGACAGGCTTTATTTATGGATTGTGATATGTTGGTAAGATCAGATATCATGGAAGTATTTGATTATGGTCTAGCTAATGATAAAGCAATCTGGTGTGTCCAACATAATCATTCCCCAACAGATAAATTTAAAATGGACAACATGATTCAGTCCCAATACTCCAGAAAGAACTGGTCTAGTTTTGTGTTGTGGAATTGTGAGCATGAAGCTCATAAATATTTCACAATAGATGATGTTAATCTACGCACAGGCTGGTATCTTCACAATTTTAAATGGATTCCAGATAACGAAATAGGATCTCTACCAGAAGAATGGAACTGGTTAGACAATCACTCATCCCCTAATATTGAACCAAAGAATGTACACTTTACAACTGGTGGTCCTTGGTTTGATAGCTGGACTGTCAAAACAGTAGACGATGGTAAGTATGCCTTAGAATGGAATTATATTTATACAGCTATAACTGTTGAAGAATCTTTAGGAAAGGAAAAAAATATTAAATGGAAAAAAGAATTAACATAGTAACTTCTTTTTCTAAGACAGGATGGGAAACCTATGGAAGAAAGATGGTACAAAGTGCTGCCCAATTTTGGGGACCAAATATTCACCTCACAGCATTCTATCATGACTTTGAATTAACTGATCCAATAAGTAACCCACAAATTTCTTACAGGAATTTAAATGAAGTCAAAGATATGAAGGAATTTAAAAAGGAATATGCTAAATATGACGGTACTTTAGGAGGAAAATCTCCCTATACTTATAAGCTTGATTGTATAAAGTTCTGTCATAAAGTCTTTGCACTAACAGAATTTGCTTTTGAATTGTGTGAACAGAGTAAGAAACCAGGATGGCTTATCTGGCTAGATGCAGATACCATTACCACAAAGGTTGTAACTTATGATACACTTAATAAATGTCTACCAGAAAAAGCTTCTCTGGTTTATCTAGGTAGAAAGCATTATGAGTATAGCGAGACATCTTTTTTAGGTTTTAATCTTGACCATCAAGCTCCTGTAGATTTGTTAGGGGACTTACGAGGAGCATATATTTCTGGAGAAGTTTTAAATTACAGAGAATGGCATGATGGGTTTGTCTTTGAAAGATTATTAAAAATTTATATAGCTCATGGATTAAAAGCCCATGACTGGACAGGACACATAGACGAGATCAAGAGTCTTCATTCTGGTGTCCAAGCTTTTGAAAGCTTTCCTTTAGGAGAATATATGATCCATAACAAAGGATCAAGAAAGAAACCAGGAGGGGGAGTGTCTCCAGATGTGAACGGGCCAGAAAGATATAAACAATTGATGCAGTTAATTCTTCATTACAAACCTAAATCCATTATTGAAACAGGAACATGGAACGGTGGAAGAGCTATACAAATGGCTATAGCAGCCTTTCAGAATACAGACAAGGTAACATATACAGGCTATGATTTATTTGAAGAAGCCACAAAAGAAACAGACACAAGAGAATTAAATACAAAAGCTCATAATTCTTTAGAGGCAGTTAATAATAGGCTTCAAGAATTTGCAGATAAGATCAAAGAGAAAGGTAAAATATTTAAATTTACATTACATAAAGGAGACACAAAGAAAACCCTGTCAAAATCCAGAGCAGATTTTTCTTTCATAGATGGTGGTCATTCAAAAGATACAGTCAATCATGATTTTAAGATGCTTAAAAAATCTCCTGTGGTTGTTTTAGATGACTACATTATGGAAGATCCTGCAGGAAAGGGACCACCAAAAAAGTTTTATGGTGTAAATAAAATTATTAAAAAACAAAATCGTTCTGTAATTCTTCCATCTAAAGATCAAATAAGAGATGGTGGAAGAACACATCTGGCTGTGGTCTTAACAAATAAAAGTGTGTCAGATGTCCCAGTAGATATTCAATCTGTTCCAATTGTGGTACAACCAAAGGATTGTGTTCCCAAAGAATACATAGAAAATAATGTGAAAGCTAATACAAAGATAATTAAAAAATGGATTAAAAGATCTAAACCAAACAATGAAGTTGCCATTTTTGTTTCTGGAGGAACTGTTGATTGGGAGGAATTAAAAGGTCTTATAAGACATGAAGGAGAAGAAAGGTGTAGGATTGTCTGCGTGAAACATTCCTATCCTAAGTTATTGGCAGAGGGGATAAAGCCTTGGGCTTGTATCATTCTTGATCCCCGCCCAGTTGAGGGTACAAGTACTCATGGAATTGTAAGAAAAGACTTATTTAAAACTGTAGATAAAGATACCTTATTCCTTACTGCATCTATGACTGATCCTTCAGTAACCAATCTTATTAAATCTAAAACGGATAACATTATTGGATGGCATGCTTTTTCAGAAGCATTAAGAGATACAAAGGCAGAGGAACAACAGAAGTCTATTATTGTAAAAGAAGAATTAGGTATAGAAGCAGGAGCCACAATGATTGTTGGAGGAACCTGTGCAGCTATGAGAAGTATAGGCATTATGCACACACTAGGTTTCAGAACTTTCCATTTGTTTGGGTATGACTGCTCTATGCCTGAACCAAATGAGGAAGAGAAACAAACAATAGAAAATGAAAAGCCTAAATATATTCAAGTAGGAATAAAAGTAAATGGAGAAAACCGTCCCTTCTGGACTACAGGAGAGCTTCTTGCAATGGCACAAGACTGTGAGAAATTATTTGATAGAGAAGATGTAGACATGAATTTAAATTTCCACGGGACAGGAACTTTAGTTTCTGCTATTTGGGAAAACTCTACAACTAAAAACTTAAAACATTACAGAGAAATATTAGAACTATAGGAGGATTTAATGTTTGGAATTGCTGAAAGTGTAGTTGGAGTTGCAGGAAAAGTCTTAGATAAATTTATTGAAGACAAAGATTTAAAGACTAAACTTGAGGCTGAACTTAAAACACAGATGCTTAGTTTAGATGCTCTTCAAGCCCAAACTAATATTGAGCAAGCAAAGCATCCCTCAATTTTTGTAAGTGGTAGCAGACCAGCAATCATGTGGATCTGTGCCTTTGCTTTAGGATGGCAGTTTATCTTTGCCCCCATCATATCCTGGGGATTGGTTGTGTGGTATCCTATAGTAACCCTTCCAACTCTGCAGACACAGGAACTAACTGGTCTTGTGTTAGCTCTGCTTGGTCTAGGTGGAATGAGAACTGCAGAAAAATGGCGAGGTGTCCATAGAAACAATATGCAATCATGATAGCTGGAAAAGTATGGGGTAATACACAACTTATTCACGCTAATGGAGTGCTGGAGTTTCACAGGATTGAAGTGAATGAAGGAGGAAAGTGTAGTAAACATAAACATAAATATAAATGGAATGGTTTCTTTGTAGAAAAAGGAGAACTCATTATCAAGGTATGGAAAAACGATTATGATCTAATGGATATAACAATTCTAAAACCTGGACAGTTTACTCAGGTTAAGCCTGGAGAGTATCACCAGTTCGAGGCTGTAAGAGACACTGTAGCTTTTGAACTTTACTGGGCAGAGTTTGATCATGGAGATATAGAAAGAAAAAATGTCGGCAGTTCTTAATAAAAAGCAAGAGAAGTTTGCACAAGCATATGTGCTACACAGAAATGCAACTGATGCAGCCAAGACTGCTGGCTATGCTCCAAAGTCAGCATATAACCAAGGTTACAGACTTCTACAAGATACAGCAATTCTGGAGAGAATAGAAGACTTAGAAAGAGAACTTGAAACCAGTGTTGATGTAATAGAAGAAATAGAAAACCAATATGCTTTTGCTAAAACACAGGGACATACAAACAGTGCAATTAAAGCTTTAGAACTTTTATCCAGAGTTAGAGGTCATAAGAGTGATAAAGATACAGAGATTAGTAGAGAAGATTTACATACAGCTATTATTAAATCTATGGAAATACTTGGACAAGAAGAAGTAAATAAGTTATTAAAGAAATGTGAGTTTGATTAATGAATGCTATAGTGACACTTACAGAACGAGCAAAAGAATATATGAAAAGTGTATGTGAAGGTGGGTACATAACTCTTGGTGTAAAAGGCGGGGGGTGTTCAGGATTTAAATATGTATGGGGATTGTCTCCAGAGGCAACTCATGAACGTATACAGTGGTCTAAGCCTATAGAAGATATATTATTGTTAGATCCAATAGCTGAACTACACATCTTAGGTAGTGAGATAGATTATGTCGAGGAACTTGGAGGAAGTTTTCTAAAGGTTGTAAACCCTACAGCAACAAGTCATTGTGGTTGTGGGGAGAGTTTTGGTGTTTAACTTTCCTTTTAGAAATTTACTAATATCTTCTACTTTAATTATTGAAAGGAGAAAATTAATGAGTTTTAATAGTCCTATGTGGTGGGTGGAAGACGAGACATTTCTTTCCTTTAAAGAGTATCAAAGATCAGCCCAAACTACTAAGCTTTATCCAGATACAACAAAGATATGGTATCCAACACTAGGTTTATGTGGTGAGGCAGGAGAGGTAGCAGAAAAAGTCAAGAAGTTTTTTAGGGACGGCACCTCAGAAGAAGAATTTAAAGAGGTTGTTAAAAAAGAATTAGGGGATGTCTTGTGGTATATCCAAGCTCTAGCTACAGACTTAGGCTTCTCACTAGAAGAAGTAGCCAAAACTAATATAGCTAAATTAAAGGACAGACAGAAACGAAACAAGGTACATGGGGATGGAGACAATAGATAATCTCAAAGATAAAGATTTATATCTACATATCTTTGATAGATATGAGGTATGGTGGGAAGACACAACCAGCCACAGTGAGTGGCAGCAGATAACAGAAGCAAAAAAAGATAAGCCTGTGATCTGTTTTACTGAAGGATATTTACTTCATAAAAATAGAGATGCTTATATTTTCTTTATGTCCATCTGTTCTGCAGAGGAGATAGGGGATCAGATAGTTATCCCTTCAAAGAATATTAAGAAATTAACCAAAACAGGGAGCAGAAACTTCCTAGCCAAGGAATTTGAGTACGATACCTACAAAAAAGTACCCAAAGCCCGAAAACAACCTCCTCAGAAGCTCCCTGAGTAGGGGTAAAGAAGTTTTTGGTATCTTATATCCAAAAATACTAAGGCTCGTCAGTGAGGCTTACAGAGCCTTACAGAGGGTAGTGCTAAAATCTACGTCGGAGGGTGCTTTCCATTGTGCATATCGTATAATTTAGAAATATCTTGGATTAGCAT